GGGGTGCAACACTCAGTTACTAGGTGACACACATTTGAAGTTTGAGAAGCGACAATGCCACAACTAGTTTTACCGTCATACTCGCATCCAGTTCCGTTGTAATTATACATGACGCCGGAAACATCTTCACTTAGTGACCCATCTAACTTAAAATTAACTCTATTTGCATCAACCTTACTAGAGTTAACTACCCTTACACACATCCCACCAGTTGTTACTTTTTCATGATCAATATCAGCATACGCCGCAGAAGTCCTATTAAACAGACCAAACCCAACCCCAGAGGACTTAAGTAGGTCCACTTGAGAAGTAAATCCATTAGGAGCAAATCTTACAAAACTCCCAGAAGTTGATTGCTGGAAGAGTGCAGATGAATTAAAATTATCAACTGAGTCAACAGAATGAAGCGGCTCTAACGCTGAACCACCCAAAGATTGCATATTAATAGTAGATTTATCATTAGCAACAAGACACGCTCTAGAAGAATGAATGTCTAAATTAGAGTGATTAGCACTATTAGCTAATGAAAATTTACTAAAATCAGGAGTCCAATTTACATAATCTGAAGTTGGAGGACCAAAAGACATCTGGGAATTCCCTTGGGCCAGAACTCCAATACCTAACCTAGCAATCTTTGTAGGTCCAGTAAAAATAACATTTGAGTTGTTTACCGCAGCAACAGCAGCGGTCGTCCAGTTGTTCTCTTGGGTACTTTCTATAATTGCCCCGTACCCTCCTAAGGAAGTATGGGAGGCTCCAGTGCCACGTAAGACAGCGTTTGAATTGTTTTCTACACGCAAGCAAGCACCTGCCACAGATTTATTCCCAACAGGAACGGCAACGCTTAAATGAGCGAATTCAACATTAGAATCATTAGAAACTAAAATGCTAGGTTCCGGGGAGGATTGAACAACTCCATGATTTGTAAGAGGTTGAAATACCGATATATCTCCAATTTCCGGGGAAGACCCTCCCCACCAACCTAAAGAGCTAACGGTGCTACAATCAGTTGGGTAGGATACCGTAGACCCCTTATCCACATGAATATTTTTACCATTATAATTACAGCAGTATGGGGGCTTAGGAGTCTGCTGACCAGCGGTTGATGATAAGTTTACGATTGGGTTATCCCTATTTACATTCTTTCCATAAATTAAATTAGACTGACTTAAATATACCCCAGTACCTTGATTACCGTCAATACTAAACTGAGACATATCTAATATTGAATTATATGATTTTATACCTTCAAGATTAGAATATACCTCAGTACGACCAAGATACTCATATACAGAGTTCTCTAACCAACAGCCTACATTGTTGTTGTTGATGTAAATACGGGACGTAACAAAATCATCTAAGACCGCATCATCTACCAGAAGATTGTACCGACCCCCAGCATTGCGCTGACCAGTACTCTTTACGACACCATCTGTAACAATAGAATTGACCGCTTTTAGCCCTATGTGACATTTGGAAATATTAACTAACTTAACGCCGTTACCATCATAACTACTCGTATCAAAAGCTAGTGTCGAATCCAGCAAAGAAACCCCAACACCATCAGATACACGAAGCTTATTAGAATCTCGTTTATAAACTCTATGAACCCCGAAATGCCCTCTTGTCGATACCGTAGAATTATTTAAAAATAAGCCAGCCTCTGATACCCGGGACACAAAAATATTTTCTAACAAAATAGAAGAATCAGTAACCCTAATACCATAAGGGCATGAATGCCTAAGAGTTTGGGGGAACTTGAAATCAGCCCCAAAAGCAGAATCAACACATACGTTAGAAAGTTTAACTCGACTACAGTTGTTTATTGTAACAGTTCTAAAATAAGCGCCATATGCAGCTATAGAAACAGCATCCCCTCCTGCTAACTTTAAACGTTCCTCTAACAAACTAACATCACTGCCATTGCCTGAGCGAGGATTCACATCTGAAGATACAGTAAAATCATCTTCCTCTGAATAAGGTTTAATATTAAACTGGTCTGCCCCTGCACTAAAAACAGAGTCTTCTTTCCTGGGGAAGGGCGCGAATCCAAAAAATTGAGATTCACTTTGGGAATTAGGACGCTTAGAGAAATATACCCTAGCATGGTGATTCCACAAATCACTAGACGAACAACTAATACCTAATTTTACTGAAGATGCTTCAGCAATCCCCGTACTAAGATTCGAAGCCCCACTAACTTGAGAAGGGATATGCTGCGTAACTCGGGGTCCATAATCAGTGGAAGCAGTTACATTGACTGCTCTCGCGGTATCTTCTTCGGCAAACTGACGACAGATGATTTGAAGGGCTCCGTCCCCCTCACAATGAATATCTGAGATCTCCAGATCTCCCAAATCACCAAAATCACAAATTTCTATAAGAAGAGGGAACTTTAGCCTGCGGGGTACAACTTCTAAGGCTTCCTGCACTGTCTGATAAACATTATTAACAACTGCTGACTTAGGAGCAGAAGCACTTACCACTAAAGTAACCCCAGATATATCCGTCCCCATCCCTAAGTGCTGCTTTAAAACATCGGAACGAGTTTCTAAATCTAGTACAGGAAGGTTATCTTGTTCCCAGTTATAAAAAGAACTTGCATCAAATTTATGAACTTCAGGATACCCATAACCAGAGAGACCGTTAGCCCCTCCTGTTACATCAAAATATTCATACGTATTTGCCATTAAAATTCAAGGGTCCATCTAAACAATACTGAAAACATATCCTTTTTAAGCAAACCAGTAAAATACCGATAAGCACATAAGTAGCTACCCTCAGTCGCACTTTGGTTTGGATTCCTACTAAACAACCCAATCTCATTAAGAGTTAAATCATTACACGAACTTTCCCCAACAAAGATACTATACATAACTCTAGTTGGACTAAGCTTTTTTATATACGCAAAAGGAATAACACCAAAAAGAGCATCACTAACCCCCGACCCGGAACTTAAATCATGAACACTGATTTCAAAGTTTACATCCGCGCCATACTGAGCGGCAGAGGATAAGGCCGCAGAAAGCTCCCCTGTACTTGAAACTTGCGCTCCTGTATTTCCACTAACCCCTAACTGAAAATAGGGAATTTGGAAACTAGAGATATTCCCGCCAGCCTCAACCTGAAAAGCCTTCAGTAACGTATACCCCATACCAGAAGTAATCACGTTGTCTTCCGAAAAATGAATCTCTTCACTTCCGTCTGAATAAATCTTAACAACCTCCAAGTGACCTCGGATATCGTTGTTATCGTAATTTAAGATAGTAGTCATTATAAGAAACTAATCTCCCAAACTATTCTTATCATAGCGGTAGGAGCACCTCCTCCAGAAGCCTGTGTAAGTGTAATAGGTAACCGAAAAACTTTTTTAGCCACTAGTTTATATACAGGGTTCCTAGTAGGATCACTTAAAGTATATAGACCGTCAGTTGACCACGCAGGAGTATCAAGATCATACAAATTCCCGCTTAGGGGGTGCCCATTATCTTTAAACTTCTTGTAAGTAGCTTTAGTATCCAAAGCCCAAAGACCCATGACCGACAAACCTCCTTGAAAATCAAAGGAAGACAGATCAGACTGCATAATATCTACCACGTAGCTTATCGAAGAAGCGGTACTACTAAAAACAAACCCCTTATTAGCAAGGGTTCCGTTTAAACCACTATACCCTCTAAGTAAAAATCCGTCTGAATTAACCACAGAAAACTCGTTGGCCAAGCTATCAAACGCAACCCCACTAATAGCAAGAGAAGACACCCCACTAAAGGGTGCCCAGTTTATATTACCTAACGCCCTATCTGAATTTATAGCAGACAAGGAGCTTGCATATTGAATTTGATTAGTGTAATGACCCAGCTCCGCAGTTGGAGTTTCAGGAGTTTGTATGTGCCTGTCATAAGGGTTAGGGAACTCAGGTAAATCCTTAGGAGGCGGTGTAGTAATAGTATAAAACTTCCAATTGGACATCACATGTAAAGCAGCGCCAGAGTCATACTCAGTAGTATAGACAAAGAAATTTATCTTAGTGTCTTCAGAAAAATTCAAATTTGTAATATCTACTTTAGAAGAAAACGCGGTTTTAGGAACCGTAGCTCCTCCCCGCATTACTGTATCAGTAAAAGTGTTTAAAGGGAGATTTGCTGAGACTTCATACCCCATAACGGTATCCCAAGAACTTGTGTTGGCATTCCAAGAAACTAGTTCAGAACATTCTTCTTCATTAGAACAAGGTATGGTACAAGGTACCGAAGCAACGGCACCCCAATAAACAACAGGACTACCCTCCGCGTCATCAACCAACTGGGTATAATCAAAACTAAAAGCAAGTTGAGTAGAGCTAGTCGGCAACTCTATGCTACTAAAATCAAAAGTATGATTTACAGCTGTGCCGTTGATGTAGGGCTGGCCATTCAAGGAGACATTCGACCCCACGGCCATTCCTCCCGTCCCACTCCACAAAGCAGGTACTCCCCACCACGGAGTTCCCCCAGCATTTACAGAGGAAACTTCAGAATATAAAGAGGATACCTGATGAAATGATAACATGGGTTGATTTACTTCTGTAAGCCTTGGAAGGGGAAAGTACCCTTCAGAAGTAAACTCATCCGTGGAAACTTTACTAGAAGCCGCAACAAGGGAGGCATCAGTCAAAGCGCCTTGGGTTACCTTAACATGCTTACCAGAATCATTTAACTCAGAATTTACAACAAAAACCTCATAGGACCCCTCAGACGTATGATTAGTAGCAGAGCTATCAAACATAGATTGAATTAACTCGACCTTACCTTCGTAGTTCACCGCAGCAACATTAGGATAAAATGGCCGCAAATGGTTACCATCCAACCCACTAAAAATATAATTTCTATCTAAATAAGAAGATTTTTTCCACATGGAAAAGTTCCCATCAAAAACAAAATTAAATACTTCGGGAACTTTAACATCGGGAGTAAAGGAATCAACTCTAAGGTTCTTAATAAATGCAGAGTTTTTTCCAATATTTTCAATCTCTAAGATAAGCGATACTTGCGACTCCGAAATAACCCCATCCGATACCAACAACGAAGGAACTATCTGAATAGATTCAAACTGTTCAAAAATATTAGTAGACCTTATAGAAGATGTATTAAAAATAGAATCAGAACTTGAAGTATCCCATAGCCCTGTAATAAAATTAAAATACATAGACCCTGCATTAGCGTCAGCTTTTTCTGTACGAAGCTTGATACGAACATCCACTCCGCTCATAGTATTAGAAAAATTCTTTAAAACATGTCCACTAAGCCTTGCTGATCTACTAGTAGAAATAGAAAAACTACCAGATAACATACTTCCCGCCGAAATCTCTAAACATAAATCGGAAGGTTTTATACTACGATAAAGAGTATCCGCAGAAACTGAACTAGTTCTTGGAAGGAATGGAGACACGGCATAATTTGAATTACGTAAACAAGATTCCATAATTCCGCTAGAGTTAATATCAGTTAATAGATTATACTTACCACACTTCTTTATGTCCCCAGAACTCCATTTAACTATACCTGTCCTCATAGCATTCAACCCTACAGTCGAATCATAACCCCTAGCATCAAAGCTATATTTCTTTAGGGGGTCTAACCGAACATGCTGGGAGATATAAGTAGTAGAACTTAAGGGGACCTCCCACGGATTGGATGTTACGGAAGAGCACTCGAAGTACAACGCAGGGTTCTGATAGTCATTATTAACAACTCTATGCATATCAGTCCCGCTCCATATATTACCAAAGTACCAACCTTCAACTAAATTTACATTAGCATTCCAGAAATATGAAAATGTGGGTGTTGACGAGCTGTCTGCAAAAAACGCATACTCCATCCTAAACCTATTTCTAACCCTATCAGAAGGTATGTTAACGAAATTAGAAAGGGTGCCCGAAATAGGAGAAGTTAAACTTAATACTAAAGAACTACCATCGCCTCCCCAGGAATGTCTAGAGTGCGTTGGAGTAGTATCAAAATTGTAAAAATCCCCAACGGTCTCATCCTCAAGCCTTATCTGTAATGAAGCCCCTGGCGAAGTCGCAGAAACAGCACTAAACTGTGCAGTAATCTCCGCTACAACATTAGCTGAAGCAAATGATACTAAGGGCTCCATGTCATCACGGTATACCACAAACGGCTGAGACAGTATAGCAGCCCCACTGCTATCGCGTTCCGCACTAGTAGCAAAAGACCGGAAATATAAGATCCCGTCATCTCCTAAGGCGTATCCTCCCCCCGACAAGGAAGAGAAAATTTCTGGGACGGAAGACATGTCTCTCCTAGAGATAGAGCCAGCAGGATAGTTATTAATATATTCAGTAGAGGAGGGTCCGCACTTCAAATAACTCTGTACAGTCCAGAAAGGTAGTTCATACAAACCTAAAATCTCATTCATATAAACTGAAGATAAATTATGATCCAGGTGGTAATCCCTAAATCTCCCATTTCTCAGGACCCCATCAAAGGAGGAGAAGGTAGGATTGACAGTAATAGAATTTGGGCACGGCTGCTGGCCCCCCGTTAGATCTAACGTATTGACATCATTAAAAAAATGATTTTGTATATCAGAATTATACTTCCAACTAGTACCATCTGAAGGATCAAGAGACTTAAACGTGGCAGTAGTTCCAACAATACCATACCCAGATAAAGCAGCTAAGGAGTGAAGTCTAGGAAAAGTAGACTTAGAAGGTCCAAAAGACATGGCATGTACAGTAAAATTTGAAGCATTGTACGTCCCAGAGACTGCCGGAAAAGTAGAAGAGGGCGCAGGTACTCGAGTAAGTATGTCTACAATATGTTCTTTAAACCCGTCAACAATGATATTAGACTCTTCTACTATAGGTTTATCCGAATACCCTTGATATACAGAAACTTTACCGTGCATACTAATCTCCTACCTCATAAAAGAATATATCGTTAGAACCTACAGTAGACGAAGACGAGAACTCCCCTCCACCAAGAAGTTCAACATACTCAGCGCGACTCCCCCCGTCTGCTTCAAATGTAGGAGCGGATAAAGTACTGTTTCTAGAGTAATACCCGTCTGACAACCCATCCCAAAAAGTATAAATCACATCTACTTCACTCTCATTAAAGTCATTCATACTTTCATTTAGGTTAATATCCATAATAGAAACTTCAAAAAGAGTTAACCCATCCTCAGTTGCCTGCTTATTATTTGATACAGTATCATTAGAAATCCTTAAAAGATATCCTGTAGCAGACGTATGAACATCATCCAATTTAAAGGGAGTGCCACAAGGTAAACTTTTTAATGTCCTCTTATCCTGAGTATGAAAGCTAGTAGTATAAGGAAGAACACACTTCTCTTCAGCACTAACAGCAGTCCTAAAATAGAACTCATTTGTGTTAAACGAAAGATCTTGAGTCTTCCAAGTCTGGTCGAGCCAACTAAACTTCCACTCAACCGTATTCCCACTTGAATCAGTAACACCACTAGTTACCAACTCAATCCTCACATTTTGTGTGAGAGCATTTCTCTGTGTTCTAAGAAAGAGATCCAACTTATGTTGGGACTGGGGACGAAGTTTATTATACACCGGTTGCCCTATATCTTGAGGGCGGAAAGGGAACACAACCTCTAAAGGGCTACCATCCACATTAAACAGTGTAACCCCACTCTCTAATGAAGTGCCTATCCCGCTATAATAACTGTCATTCAATACTACAAAACTTTGGGAATTTTTATAGGGCTGATGGATTTCTATACCAGATAAAGCTTCCCTAGTAGTTAACAAGTTATAAGATCTGAACACACCTTGCTCAGGGTCATCATCAGTTGCATTAGGTGCTATCAAAAAATAGGGCTTATTTATTTCAACTAGCTTATTTCTATGAGAATAGTATTTAACGCCTTCAGATTCATTCCCCCCAATAACATACTTCCATTGTGGGTCATACCCATATATGCTCCCATCACACCAAGGAGTTCCTACGGAAGCGCCTACTACATTATCTAAAATTTTTCCCTTATAGTAAAAATCATTATTCCAAAGTGTAGGTCCAAAAGCATAAGATAAGAAATTAAAGCCCCCATAATAAGCATCCTCTATAGTCGAACTCTTTAAAATACCAGAGAACTCATTCTTATAGATACTATACGATTCATGCAAAGTATTTCCAAACTCAAATGACCTGTACTTTTCATCAGAATAATTAAAAAATTTATCATCCCGGATAGACCTAACCGTCATAACCTCTAGGATACCTCTCATCGTGTCACGATGTACCGGAAGAGAGCTGCACTCAAAATCAGTGTTCCCAGCCGCCCTGACGGGCCATAGAGAAGATAGATTATAATCTTCCCCGTTAATCTCCGACATTAAATTGGGGGTAGGGCATACCTCATTTTCGTAATCATAAAACCCGCTATTATCCCATACCGTAGAGGACATAGGCACATACTCTTGCAGATCATACTCAAATCCTTTTAAGACATACTCCCAAGAATTAGCATAAGGATTTGAATTAACATTCGCATTTGATTCCCCTAACCCAAAGTAGTTTGCTGCAATAGGTTGCCCAAGCCCATTACGATTATAAGGGTAGCATGGGAGAGAGTAGCGATAATCTCTTCGACGGGAAGTGTTTCTATTCAAATTAGAGGCAGAAACTTTCCACCAGTTATTCGTTCCAGTAACAGGTCCAGGTAAAACTCTACCATCCCCATTAACATACACATCCCCTAAAACACCTGTGCCACTAGCACCCGCCCAAAAAGAAGTTCTATAGGATCTTAGGTACCCAGTATTATATAAATCCAAACATGCCTCAGGGAAAATGCATAGCTTTTCCCCTATATCATGGATATCATTTAAATCAGCATAAAGAATTAAACGTATTACAGCATGAAGAGGTAAAAAATCTCTTAGCACGTCATGGTAAGTTTTCAACGCAGCTTTATTTTTAAAAGTATCATACCCATCAACGGTGTAATCAATTGATGATGAATTAAAAACCGCAAATACAAACGAACCCTTAGTATTCCATGTATCAAAGTCTTCTAAAGAACTAGCATTTCCATATTGTACAAAACTAGAATAGTTAGGAGGTAACTGATGACCTTCTGTAAACACTCTAAATTTATTATTTTCAGAAAACGCAGGGGGTTCTTCCAAAGCATAAAATGAATTTAATGCATCCACCAAGAGGGTTTTAAATCCTTCCACATACTCTTGCTTAACTTCAAACCCAAAGTCACTCCTATCCCCTGAAAGAATATTGCAAAAATACTCTATGCGAGAGTTAGATAGTTCAACCTCTTTATAAAACCCATACTTCTCCCAAGGAGGAACAGCTACATAAAATCCAAAAGCTGTAGTGGGGGATGGGATTACAGAACTAACATTCTTATCTTCAGGGTAGTTTCTATGCCAAAAACCTTTGTTTCGGTTATTTACAGGCAAACAAGTCCACATAGGAAGAGTTCTAAAATCCTTACCGCCAATTTTAATAGCATTAAACTTGTTGTGGAAACTTTCTAAAATACCATCAACTAAAAATCTATAGTTTCTATCTTTGGCCGCTTGATACCCTAACGGGGCTTGATTAAATCTTACCCCCTCAGGCCAAGACCCCCCAAACAAATCTTCCTTTGTAGAAAATTCTAACCCTTCTTTAGCAATAAAAGATTCCGTCTTAATTAAATAGTAAAGCATCTTAGGAACATAAGACTCCCAAGACTCTTTCAAATCACTAGCTTTAAAAATATTATCAGGGAAAATTAGTTTACACGCTGCCTCTAACCCTACAACACTCCCCTTTGTTTTGTACATAAGAACAGCATTTCTAAGTTGAGCCCTCCATTTACTATAATCCCCTGTAAGAAACTGCCAACCAATGTTATTAGCTAATAACTCCAAAAACTGTTCCGGGCACTCATCTATACTAAGCAAATCCCCTATCTCTTCAAGGATAAGATTTATATCGGCTATACCTAAACTAATAGCTTTAAGAAATCTTTGGAAAGGACCAGCATCCCGTAGCTTAGAAGGGAATGCACCGTCCGTGGTCAACAAGGCATTTAAAGAATCCTTATAAAACTCATTATCTTTAAGCCTGTCATCTGTCCAAGTTTCCAGCTGTAGCCTAATCGCTTCAAACATCTGCGTACCAGATAAGTACTTGTTCCCCGAAAGATCAGCCTCAGACTGCCTCCATTGAGGAGCAAAAAAGCCACCGTAAAAGGAACTGTTCTCCCTGTTGTTCCAAAAGAATCTGTATAGGCTATTTATCGCATGTTTATCTACAGCAGGAACACCAGACAAAATAGGATCTACCAGATAATCAACTAAAGTAGCAGATAAATCACCTCCTGCACCCACAAGAGAAGAAGTGTTCATAAAATAAAACATGCCTAAGGTATCAATAAGATACTCATGAGTATCACCCAAAGTACTGTAATTACCAAAAGCAAGCCCGGATAAGAGAGAATGAAACCCCGAAGGCTCATTAACTACCGTGTCAGGGAGAAGAGTAGAGGATACCCAAGATTTTAACTCATCCTTAGTCTTAAAATCATCAAATTTTAGACCATATATTTTTAAAATCTTGGATTGAAAAACATTAGGAGACACGTAAGTATTACCCTGGGGGACGAAATACTCAGCAATATCATTCTTACTTAAAGTGCTTACATCAAAAATAAGATCATTGTAGACAGCAGCCTTAAGCAAATTACCTAAAAACGTAAGGCTGACATCCTCCTCGGAACCATAAAGCGCATAATCAGTTTCCCGATAATATTCGGGGACCATGCGGTTTATAATTTCAATGTAATTGAATTTATTCGTAGGTTGCTTAGCCATTAGACAAATTGCATATTAATTTCTAAGTTATTCAACTGAATGACCTCATTAAAATCAACGTAAATATCGTTTGGGTAATTTTCAACCGAGAAAAACCTAACCCCAGGGTCTTTAATAATAAAGTTGATTAGATCCGCCAAAACAAAGGGCGTTCCAAAATCCATATGTACTGTTGAAAAATATTGAACAATCAATCCAGCCACGCGCTGTTTAATATCTTCAGCAGATAATTTCTGGTCCTTATCAACGTACAAAGTAGTTACCAAATCTAATGTTCTGACTACGCCATCAACTACAGTAAGTTCATCTGTAATCATACGATAATTATTCATGTATTCAAGCAACTCACGTTTAAACTCATAAGAAGCTCGTTCCAAATGATCATCTGTAGCTTTCTGAAGAACGTACATATCAATCATATTACCAGCGCTACCATTATCCCTAAGCACTGCCAGACCTTTCCCTGTCTTACCCTTGATGCTTCTAAACTTATTAATAAATGCCGTATAGTCCTGGGCTGTTACAGCCCTGAACTGAGTAGCGAACCACATAGGGCCAAATCTCCTGGCCTCCTCTAAAGACTGAGAATCAACACCACCGGTCCCAGCAGTGATGTTAGTGTATGATGCACCTCCAGTGCCTGGAGAGAAACTTAAACTCAGAGTAACTGCTTTAGCCAACTTACCCGATACAACGTTCCCTCTAAGCCCTCCACCAGTTCTGTAAAAAACTTTATACGCAGACCCAGGGGCAGGGGATTTACCTACAGTTCCATCCCCAAACAATAGCTGACAAGAAAAGTCTTCATTATACTTTTTCTCAAACACTTTTGCCGCAGAGGAAGCAAACCATATATTTTCAACCTCAGTATAAAATCCGTCAGAAGCAGATACAACTATACTACCTTCCACAACAGAAGGTAAAGTAATATCAATAGTCTGGTTAGTAACCCCAGTCCTAAAAACTCCTTCTAAAGTCTGCATCTTACCCTCTAAAAGAACAAGAACTCCATCATTAGTTCTTAGTCCTGAAACGTCATCACTGAATTCTGTAGAAGTTAACGTAATATCAGGACTTTGCATATCAATGTTTCCAGCAGAATCCACTTGATATAAAGTAAACGATAAAGGCAGGTTGTCTCTCGTGCTAACAGTATCAACAACTCTATCATTAAGTCCTATAGTACACTGTCTAGCATCTCCTGTTATATTGTTAACGGCGTCGTCAATTACTAATTCAGCTGTAGCCTTAGAAGGTACAGGACCACGCATGGATATCCCTATAAGCTCTAATAATTTCACAAGTCCTTCGCTGGTCTTTGCTGTAGCAATATAATTTTCCTGAGCTAAAGCATCTGCTTTGAAAGAAAGTAAAGTACCAAGATACGCAAACAGTTCCGAAAGCATGATCCCTAAATCAGACTCAATAAAATTATTGAAATCATTAGGGTATACTGATTTGATATAATCAATAAAACTTGCTTTGAAATCATCAAAATCAGCCGTAGAGAAGTTAACTAAATCCTTCTTGAGGGCTGGAGGTATTCCTCCTAATCTTAGAAAATCAGAAGTGACCTGTCCATCGAAACCCCTATTATTGTAAATAGAATCAAAGGCGGGGTTGCTTCCAGGGATTTGTTTATTATCCATTTACCTGAACTCCTGCTGAATTCACTACGAGAGAAATTTGATCAGTGAAAAAAACGTCACCCTTAACAGAGAATACAAGAGAAATAGCTATGCTAGATTCTGCATCATTAGGTGTAACTTCTAATGTTTTAATCACGACCCGTGGCTCATATTTAGAAATTGCCGTTAGTATTGACTGCCTGATATTAGAAACAGTGTTAGAATTTAAAGGAGCAAACACAGAAGTTCTAACAGAAGTGCCATAGTCCAAACGCATTGGCCTCTCACCCCTTTGCGTCATTATCAATTGTAGTAACCCATCCCTGATACAATGACTATTAAAACTACGAGAAAACATACCTCCCGTATTAGTTGTCTTTACAGGAAACTCAAGACCCTTAATAGTGTTCTCACTTTTAATAGTCCCAAATGCTAAATCTCCATAACTAGCCATTATAACAATCTCTTAGGTAATTTTATCCCTCCAAAATAAGGACTTTGAGCATTATAGTTAACGCTAACTTCTACAGTAGATAGGGGCTTTGCATACATTTTAAAACTTCCAAGATGTCCATCTAATCCACTACGAGCTAGTTTAAAGTTTACGCCAGACTTTGTATACCCTCCCAAACCAGGAATTGAAGCACCAACATTACTATGTTGACCTATAGGACCTCCCCCAGGATCGCTGCTACCTAAACTAAAATAGTTTGAATTTGTATTTGTTCCTAAAAATCCCGGTAAAGTAGTATCCAACGACGCAGTAAAAGGGGACTCGGAAATACCATCAGTAAATCCACCCCCTAGAATCCACGGAGTAAGCACCGGTATTGCAGGTAAAGTGCCGTCGTATAACTTCTCCCCGTACTCTCCTATAGGGTCATGGTAATGACCTTCTGATATACGAGATGGAATGTTTAATGCGGTTCCTACAGGAATATCAAAAGCTGTACTAATAAGAGAAGATGCTAAAAACTGACCATTAACATACAAAGAAATAGTATCTGTTTTCTGACTACAAGCAATACTATAATGAGCGAAGCCTCCCGAAGCTTCCCCTATCGTATATCCTGATTCAGTCTGAGCAGCTGCCCCTACTTTAAAACCTAACTCATTACGGCACTCTTCTAAGCTTCCTTGCCCAGACACATTCTCAGCAATAGCAACACTCTTACCCCACAAATAATTGTTTTGGGAGATAGTAGGCAATACAACAAACTCAAGTCCACTTGCCTGAGCCGTCCCCGGATCACCACGATCCCTCCAACCAATCACCATTCCTTTAGTTCTGTTACGCCTATCCAAAATATACGCATTTTTGGGGGAAGCTGTAGTCGCCGCTAAGGTCTCAATAGAATTAGGAAGAACAGGGTCACCACAATTTTCATTAGCAGCTCCCAGCCGATATCTATGGTCAGTAGTCAACCCAGAAGAGAGATCCGGGACATGCGCCCAAAAATCCATAGTCCACCCGTCATCATTATACATTAAGTTATCAACAGCCTGTGATTGCGGGTAAACCTTATTCGAGCGATAATTATTAGGCAACCTTACATAAGAACCTTTCTCAAGATAAGAATAATGCCCACCATATTTTTTATCGGGTCTAATAAGTGACCCTGTGAGATAGGGAATCGAAACACCAGAAAGGAATATGCTCGACGCTTCTCCTACCATCTTAGCATTAAGGGGGTACCCTGAATCAGCAAAATTACGAACACCGAAAGTGTCAGTGCTGGGGGAGTTCACAACGGCATCGGGTTCTAAAAAGTTATAACAAAGAACTAATCCGTCTGTTACTATAGAATCATCCAGTGTGCGTATGTACGGCAAGATCCCTTCCGTAGTACCAGAAGCAAAAGAAGAAAGATCAGTATCCCCTGAAGTATTAACCCAATCAGCGGTCCCGAAAAATGGGATGGACATCTCTGGAATGGCTTGGACAGCCGCCCCTGGTCCTCGCTCTAACATAATCGGAGATATAGGTGCTGTAGTATCATCCATATCTTCCGAGTGCAGCAAGAAGTCCTCTTGAGCTTCCACGGAGGGAATCATTCCTATCTCTCCTAAGTAAGAAAAATCATTAACAGGGATACGTGGGATATACTCAATATCATAGTCTTCTTCTGACTCACCTTGCTGATAACTAATAGTTTTTACTTTTTCAGTTTCACCACACTCATCATCTTGAATAAACTCAATATCCTTTTTACGTAAGCGATAAAAAACCCCTTCTCCTTGAGGGCTATTAGCTTCAGTAACTCCAAACATACCAAAAAGAGCAGCGACCTGTAGCTGTTTCTTCCGTTTTTTGATTTTTCTATCATACGTATGAGCGACAGCTGCGTAGCTTTCTTGGTAGTTCTTTACTATTGCAGAAGAAGCGTCATACCCATCATCAATTAAAGCTTGAACTTTTTGAGCCACATCTTGAACTTGAAGTTCCCTATCATTTCTAATATTTTCTAATACATCATCATACTTATAAAAACTTAAAACCTTTCCAGTCTCATCCTTAAAATCATCCGAAAAAACTGTGTTTGTAAGCCTTTCTGCTTTCTTTCCATCAAAAATCTGACCTTGCCCTCCTCTATTGGAAGCATACCTTAACTTCCATGACTCAGAAGTAATCTTTTCCGCCGTTATATGAGGAATACTACCCGACCGAGAATCATAATAAATACCATCTCGGGATAAAATAAACTGACCTGTATTGGACACCGGTGGGCCATAGACTGTACGGAAAATCGGTTGCTCCCCAGTATCTTCAGGCAGTCCAAGCAACTGTGCCCTCATAATATTTAATGCAAACTTATTCTCTGAGTAAGGGGTTACGATACGGTCTTTAACAAACTTATCATAATTATCTAAGGTAGAAGAAGCGTTTGCTTCTGCTGCGCCCCTAAACTGAGCAATCTCAGACGCTGAAAAAGCCCCAGTCTGCTCTAAATTACTTATAATATTCTCAAGAGCCTCACCCATGTCTTCAACATTGACAACAGGATTTAAATATTCCCCGGTGGCTCGTTTTTCAATAACCTGCCCGACCTGATCTAAAGTCTGCAACGTTTCATTTAGCTCAGATTGCATTTCACCTAGCTTAACTCTAGAAGCAGCCTTTTGTATCTCTAAACTCTTAGAGGTGAACTCATCCTCCCCTGGGGTTACACTACTATTAATCTCTTCAGATAGTGTATCCACCGCCTGCTGATCAGTGTTTGTGGCGGGGTCCACCGTCCCGGGCTTGAACATTTCCATTGCCCCTTCAGCTAAAGTTTTAATAGTTGACGTAACGGCTATAGCAGCCCCAGCGAGAGCTGTATACTTTGCAATTGAATCAATAGTATTTTGTAACGAAAAAGTAGATTTCCCATTAGTAACATTTGCTACTTCTACTTTACCTAATAGCCTATCAGACCTGGCCGTTTCAGCAGACATATTCGCCGCTAGTTCTTCCGCTTTAGACGTGAACATGTCCGAAAGAGAAGCTAGCGCAGCATTTGGTAGCATTCTTAAAGAATTTAAGGAGAACATAGTATTATTTAGTTAGGCGGGGGGCTACTGCCATGAGTGTGGGCGTTAAGACTGCCCGTAACATTATTTAAAGTTACGTTGTCGCTATTAAGTACAATGTTATCAGAACTAATAACTATTTGATCCTCCGTAACAGTTATGGAGGATCCCCCAACAGAGATTTGTATTCCATCACCAGCCTGACTTATAGATTTATTCCCAGACTGTTGCACTATACCATTACCTGTAATCGTCGCTGTAGTGCCACCAACAGAAAATTGTATTTGTGTAGCCGCAGTATTCAAAATTTCAGTACCTGCCTGAGTTGTAATACTAGTTCCAGCCTGAGTTGTAATACTAGTATCAGCTTCAAAAGTAATCTCCTGACCAGCTCGACCCGTAATATTAGTAGCGGAGTCTACAGTAATATCACCAGTATTAGTCTTGTACAAAATATTACCTTCTTCAGCAACCTCTTCTATGTCAGCTCTAACAGCTGTCCTTTTTAAATTAAATTCCGCCAAAGTAATATGGTCACCGTTATAAACACAATCTTCTATATTTCCTTCAGCTTGGTTCTCCCTGTACTGAGATGCCTTACCCCTTTGAATCTTTTGAAACTGACTACCACAATCAGAGATAAAATGCTGGGCGTGGGTTGTCGTTAGCCACGCAGAATTAGGATGCTTACCACCGGAAATAACTTCTAGCCTGTTAGGTCCTACTGTATTACCATAACGCTCATCACTCAGGGTAATACGATCCATATGCATTTCAGGGGGTCCATCGTCAAAACGTATTTTCTTGCCAGAAGCTGCTTGTATTTCAATAGAGTTATCATGGGTGCCCTTGGATGTGATCTTATGGGACATAACTATCTTATCCCCATTTTTAGATTTCCACATATCCTGCTGTGGTAAATTATTATCCCGATACATGCTTTCTCCTTCAGGAGCCTTTGCATCGAAAGTAACTTCATCAACCCCGGGGGGTCGGCAAAGATAATCCTTTTGACTTGTATTAAAATCATCAGGGTCATTCTTGTCATTAGCAACAGATGAACGCCCCTTTGTATGATGGAATGGAGATGGTATAGCACCAAGCCATACATGAGTAAATGGAGGTTTATTCCCCCCTTTCTCTACAAAAGGCATTTCTACATATAAAACAGTAGACCCAGGTCCAGGCACCGAAAGAAACCCATGCCCGTCTCCTATATTTGTAGAACAGGGGACAGCTTGAATTTCAGCGGCCTCAGAGTTACCTTTTGCATTTAAAGGCAATATGGTAAGAACTCCCCCCTGCGTTACATCTACCGTACTTTGTACTCTTCCTATTTTAATCATGGCAAAAGTATATTCTTTTTAATAATCTCGTCTATAGTGTTTTTCTTAGAATTCATTAAACGAAATTTAGTTCTGTACCCATTTCTATCTATAGTATGAGTAACTTCTTTTATATTAAAAACGCCTGTTAGCCAATGAAATGTGCCTGGGACTCTTGGCTCTGCTACCCATAATACAAAATCTCGGGATTCTAGCTCGTTTGCCGGAATATCCATCTCAGGAATACCTAAAGTTTCTATATAAATATCAAATATACGATGTCTAAAAGTATTTAAACTTCTTAACTTAGCACTCATTAATATAGCTTCTTCGTCGTTTTCAACGCCCATTTGCCCTTGAAGAACACTTAAAGGGCTCGGTGCAACAGAAACAAATTTAATGGCCGGTGTAGACTTTTTCTGTCCGTCTATAATATAGTAATCAATATCCGAAGAAACCACAGACGGAAAAAAAGTTTCCATGAAGCCCATACTATTAATCCACGCAAAGTCCTTAGCAACTTGGTCAATAAGTTTAAGATATTGTGGATTCACGGGAATCTTCTGACGATGCCGCTGAGACCAGCGTGGCCAATCAATCACGTCGGGGGCTCCGACGGTGTTAGGATACTTATCTTCAAACGACACCAGCTTAGAAGCTTGATTCAAAGCGAACTTTACCGACTCCACAGCAAACGCACGGGAAGACAAAAGTTTATTTCTTTTTCTAACAGCGGGGCTTATGCCAATACCCCTCTGCACTACCATTGTGTTGTCAGTGGTGCTGTCGGTTAAATCAGGAAAGTCTATCTTTACCTGAAGACCTAAAATATCATCCACAACATCCCTATACTCAGAGCCCTCAAATCTCTTAGCAACATTATACAGCTGCTGGTTGAGCTGGGGAGAAGTAAGTACATCCATAAATATAGAACCCTGATTTAAGCGCCATTTTAAATCAGTAACAATGCAGTCCTGTCTGTCATTGAACCCTGTAGAAACCGAAACGACGTTATAGTCATTTTCCGGCTGAATATCAAATGACTTAAACTTTTTCATTCCTGCCAAACGGGCAATATCCTTAATATAAGAATTTGGGCCAACAAAGTACAGGTAATCTTTCTCCCAATCAATGGGAGCCCCTACACGTTTATCTATATTAGGCCGCGCATTAACGTCGATGGATACCGTATTAAAAACCCTACTAGTGATGCTCTCCTCCGTTTTAGATTGCATTATTTTAGTGTTTATTTTTTCAATAAACTTATCCGCGTATTTATAAGGGTTATCTGCTGTAAATTGTACATAATTCCCAGGTTGACCCGTTTCTTCAAGCTTTTTCTTCGGGGAACTCTGAGCCAACTCAACAAACTCAGAATCTTCCTGTTGGCTTGTCAGCACATCACCCTGGGTGGCGGGCAGCTGCCAAGATCGTTGTGCTCTTGAACTATAAGTATCAATAATTATGTCAATCCACTCAACAAGCGCAGGATCGTCCGACACCTTAAACGTTTTAGTAAACTCGACGGTGAGCGAGAGCACCCGGGTTGTGCTGTTTGCCAGTCGTCTAGTTCCGTCAGATTGCACAACTTGTGCTGAAAAGCGATTGCTATTTCTTATTGCAATTAAATCTGATAACGTTAATGAAGTTTTTCCGCCACTTGTAGCTAACGTAAACGGTCCCAAAGGTGCCGTGAAGTAGCTAGTGGGGTTCACCGGATCGCCGATGACTATTGTTTCTTGGATAACATCCGAAGAAAACTCCAGTTCCCCAATGACAGTACTTTTAGCGCTATTACTAAATTGATTATTAACCCACCCCCCCACCTTCACAGGATGCTGCTCTGCCGCAACACCCGGAACCTGATTTAATGAAGGTTTAGACCCACCAGAAACATTAGTAATAGCCGGAGCAGCTGTATCTGTCTTATAATTTAACTCCAAGGCAGCATATTTTCTTCTCAAGAATATGGGAATGAGGTAATCGGGTACTTTTTCTAAGGGTTCGATGCGTTCGCGCTGGGTTTGGACTGTTG